ATCAAATTGATGCTAGTGGCGAGGCAAGATTTGCCAAAGGCATCCTAGACGCAGCAGATATAGCACTAGTAATGGAGGCACATGAAAAAGACGCACAAGCAATTAGTTTTGAAACAACAAAAATTCGTGGGGGAAAAGAGATGGCATTTACTTGCCCTATTGATTGGGACACACTCAGAATATCCCCCCAAAGTATTGATCAACCATCTAAAAAAGAACCTATTAAAAAATCAACTAAAAAAGCAGATAATCAAACACAAGAACTCCCAACTGATTTACCTTGGAACGCATAGAAATGGATCCCGTTTTAGACTTGATTCAAAAAAACGGATTGCAATTTCAGGTGTCCGGTCGAGATTACTTAATCAAATGTTTAAATCCAGAGCATCCGGATACAAATCCAAGCTTTCGAGTAGACAGAGTAAGTGGAATAGCCCATTGCTTTAGTTGTGGATTTAAAACTAATATATTTAAGTATTATGGAGTTTTTACTAATCCCATACCTATAAAGATAGCTAAGCTAAAAGAAAAACTGCAAGACTTAAAAACTCAGGCAGTAGGTTTAGATCTTCCAGCAGGAGCAACACCATATACTAAAATTTTTAGAGGCATTAGTGCACAAACACTAAAACACTTTGAGGCTTTTTATACTCATCAAGTAGAAAAGCTACAGGACAGAATTATATTTCCTATAAGAGATATAACTGGAAAAACCGTTGCTTATGTAGCTAGACATACTTTAAGTAATGGAAATCCTAGATATATTAACTATCCTAGTAAAGTGCAACTTCCAGTATTTCCACCACAAGTACCAGCAGGATATAAAAGTCTAGTATTAGTGGAAGGTGTGTTTGATATGCTAAATCTTTATGATAAAGGTTTAAAGAATGTTACTTGTACGTTTGGTACAAATACACTGCAAGCAGATACAAAACTAAAATTATTGCCATTTAAAGCGCAAGGAATTAGTCACATATACATATTGTTTGATGGTGATGATGCAGGTAAAAAAGCAGCACAAATCTTAAAACCAATTATTGAAGAATCAGAATTTATTGTAGAAATAGTTAAACTACCGGATGACACAGACCCTGGAGATTTAGATCAGCTTGATGTACAAAGCATTGCGGAATATATTAAAAAATAACTTGACTTTACTAGCTTGATACGCTATAATAAAGTATTACTGGAGAATTAATGAAACGAGTTGCCCTAATTGATAAAGCACCTAATCGTACAAACTATAGAGAGTATTTTCCTTTTGAGTTTGAACATTTTCACATGAGTCAGGTGCCAATTACAAAATTGTTGAAAAAAAACGTTACACTTGAGTTCGACCCTAAACCGTATGATCTCGTTATTTTAGTAGGCGCTGAGGCTGCTAAAGAGTACGCTAAAGTTACCAGTGTAACAAATTATGCTGGTCAGTTAGTTGCGGAAAAATTTGTGCCAATTACAAATCCAGCTATGCTGGCTTTTAAACCTGAAGGCAAACCTGATTTTCAACGAGCAGTAGATAAAGTTCTTAAGTATTACAATGATAGTGTTGCTGCACCTACTACTGGTGATTTTGCTGGTATTGATGACACAAACCAAGCCAAAATCTACTTGCAAGAAATCTTAGACAATGCTCAAGGTTATGTGGCTTGGGACACGGAAACAACTGCACTCTATCCACGAGACGGATACGTACTCGGAGTCTCGTTAACCTACAAGGCTAAACAAGGCCGGTACATTACCACAGACTGCATGGACGAGGAATGTATTCAATTACTACAACGGATTGCCAACGAATTTTATACCATTTTTCATAATATGAAATTTGACTATAAAATGATCCGCTATCATCTTGCTATCGATTTTCCTAGGGATAAGGTACATGACACTATGGTCATGCACTATGCCTTAGACGAAACTGACAGTCATGGACTAAAGCAGTTGGCACTAAAGTACACGGACTACGGCGACTATGATAGTGCACTAGACGAATTTAAGCGTGATTATTGCACACAACACGGTTTGTTGCAAGAACAGTTTAGTTATGACTTAATTCCGTTTGATATTATCAGTGAATATGCTTCAATTGACACAGCAGTAACCTATGAACTATTTCACAAGTTTTGGCCAATTGTTCAAGCTAACGCTAAAATTAACTGGGTTTATAAAAACTTGTTAGTAGATGGTACACTATTCTTAATGGATATGGAAGAAGTAGGTATTCCTATTTGCAAGGACCGCATGGCCAGAGCTAACCTGTACCTAGACGAACAAATTCAAACTGCTAAAGAAGTAGTATTTAGCTTTGATGCAGTTAAACAATTTGAGCAAGCTAGTGGTAAAATTTTTAATCCTAATAGTGTAATGCAGCTTCGTGAGATATTATTTGACTACTTGGGCTTAGAGCCTACCGGCAAGAAAACTGGCACTGGTGCAATTTCAACCGATGCAGAGGTATTGGCACAGCTAGCTGAAGAACATGAATTACCAGGCGCTATTCTTAAGGTTCGACAGTTGAGTAAAATTCAAAATACTTATATTCAAAAAATCCTACCGGAATTAGACAAAGATGGGCGAATTCGTACAAATTTTAATCTTATTTTTACCACTAGTGGCAGGTTGTCTAGTAGTGGCAAATTCAACGCTCAGCAAATTCCACGAGACAATCCAATTATTAAAGGATGTATCCGTGCTCCAGCAGGGTATAAAATAGTCTCACAAGACTTAGCTACAGCCGAGATGTATTATGCTGCTGTACTCAGCGGTGATAAAAACTTACAACAAGTATTTTCTAGTGGCGGCGACTTTCACAGTACAATTGCTAAAATGGTATTTAATTTGCCGTGTCCAGTAGAGCTGGTTAAAAAAGAGTACGGCAGTATGCGGCAAAGTGCTAAAGCAATTAGTTTCGGTATCTTATACGGTAGTGGAGCTAATAAAGTTTCACAAACTGTAAGCAAAGCAACTGGTGAAGTATATCCAGTAGAGCAAGCTCGTGAAGATATTAAGGCGTACTTTGGCAAATTTAGCAGACTAAAACACTGGCTAGACGAGCGTAAGAGCTTTATTGAACAAAATGGATATACATATAGTTTTTTTGGTAGAAAACGCAGACTTCCTAATGTTTTTTCAAGCGATAAGGGAATTGCTGCACATGAAGTACGTAGTGGTATTAATGCTGAAGTTCAGTCTCTAGCCAGTGACGTTAACTTATTGGGCGCTATGCGAACTGCTAGACATATTGTACAGGAAGGTTTAGACGCAAAGATCTTTATGCTTGTACACGATTCTATTGTAGCCCTCGTAAAAGACCAACACGTTGAAGACTATTGTAAACTATTAAAACTAAATACTCAGCATGACCATGGCTGTAGTATTCTTGGTACACCTATTGGTGTTGACCAAGACATTGGCGACGACTACAGTTTTGGCGATTTTGAGGTGCAGTATGAACTTACTGGAGATAAACTGGCCCGTGTTTAGGCTTGGTGAGCATAAGCCTGTAGTTGAGGATAGCCTTGTCTACTACTCCAAAGAGTATGTAGACAAGGAATCACTAGAGACTAAAATAGGTTTACGCATTGTAGATGATAAATCTGTACAGGGAGCTACCTTAGGTTTGCGTAGATTAGCTATTACAGGAGTAAGGCTTTTTCCTATACGTCAAGCCATGTACTTTTTAGGCGATTTAATTAAAATAGCCAAACAAACTACTTGGTTTATTGACAACAGCGGCAAAGTATTTCAGTACAGAAAATCCAGCCGCGCCAAGCTGACTGCGCACAAGATTAAAAAAGTTTTGCCGCTTGAGGGTATGGGTGCAATTGTTGAAGTGGATGGTCTACCACAACGATTTAAATGTATGTATGCTCCTAAACCAGATCAGTACTATGCAGGTGTGTTGCGTTGGGGCTTGAGTTATATATTATATGGATTTTACGATGAACAATTCAAAGCAACGCATAGGTTAGTATAGTGGCTAAAGCAATTATCTCTAACAGAATCTATTTAGACAATCCAGGCGTAGATGAAACTAAGCAGATTATAAAAACGCTTACTTATAAAATCCACAAAGATACAGGTAGCAAGCAGTTTAGTACTGTAGAAACTATCAGAAACTATAAAATCTTACCTAAAAATATTGTAAGCATTCCGCAAGGTAGACTAGACTTAATACCTTTGGGGTATGAAATTGTAGATAAACGCACACTAGTACCAGCACCTTTTCCAGAGCCTAAATTTGCCTTACGCGATTCACAACAGGTAGTTTATGATCAAATTACAGACACTTGTTTTATCAATGCTCTTGTGGGCTGGGGTAAAACTTTCACAGCCCTACACTTGGCTAAAAAACTGGGACAGAAAACACTGGTTATTACGCACACCACAGCATTGCGAGATCAGTGGTGTGAAGAAGTAAAAGTGTTATTTGGCATGGATGCTGGTATTATAGGTGGAGGTAGCCTAGACTGGGAAGATCATGCTATTACAGTAGCCAATGTACAAACCTTAGTAAAACATAGTGTTAAATTGAACAAAGAATTTGGCACTATTATCTTAGACGAAGCACATCACTGTCCTGCTAGTACATTTTCACAGCTAATAGACGACTTTCATGCGCGTTATAGAATAGCACTTAGTGGAACTATGATCAGAAAAGACGGCAAACACATAATGTTTCCTGACTTTTTTGGCAGTAAAGTATATAAGCCTCCACAATCTCATACACTAAATCCTGAAGTTAAACTAATACAAACAGGTATTACACTTAAACCTGGGGCTACTTGGGTAGAAAAAATTAACGATCTTACAGAAGATGAAGACTATCAAGCATTTATTTCACAATTAGCAAAAATTCAAGTTGCACTTGGACATCAAGTTTTAGTTATTGCAGACAGAGTTGGATTTTTACAAAAGGTAAAAGAATATGTTGGAGAAACGTGCGTGTTGGTTACTGGTGAAACCAATTTTGAACAGCGTCAACAAATCAAACAACAGCTACTCTCAAAAGAAAAAATGTGCATTGCTGGTAGCCGCCAAATCTTCAGCGAAGGGATCTCCATAAATTCACTTAGTTGCGTTATCCTAGCAGTACCTATTGCAAATGATAGTTTACTAGAGCAAATTGTTGGCAGAATTCAACGTCAACATGAAGATAAGTTGATTCCGGTAGTCTTAGATATGCAATTTTCAGGTTTTATGGATAAAAAACAAAACAGGGATAGGCTTGGATTTTATATGCGTAAAGGCTGGAACATTGAACTGGTATAAAAATTTACACTTGTAAATTGACCTTTACTATGATATAATATACTCTTACATCTAAAAATGACTTTATTTTTTAACTTTAATACTTTACTCCGAGACACACTAGGTGACGCAGAGTATATGGTTGAAGCGCTGCGTAAATTTTACTTAGGCATAACTATACCAAAAAATAAGCATGAAAAATACAAGCCATTGCCTAGATTAAAAGCAGGAAGTAGTTTTTTACTGCAACCTGAACCGTTTTTTAATAACACGGGCATAGATTCAGCATATAGAGCACAGTACATTAGATTAGCTGCACTACGAAATTACGGTTTATATAAAACCTACGGCATTAAATCTGTAGACTTAACGCTATATCCTGACGTTGATTTAAACAAAATAAAATCAAACCCGCTTTTAACAATTGCAAACAAACAAATTAAGTTTATACACGAGGAAATTTAAAAATGGCACTAAGCTTTAAGCAAACTAAAGGTCGCGCACAGAAATCTTCAGTTGAAAGCTACGAATACAAAGACGGCGAAAATACTGTTCGTCTAATTGGTGGCGTACTACCACGATATGTTTATTGGGTTAAGGGTACTAACAACAAAGATATTCCTATTGAGTGTCTTGCCTTTAGTCGTGACAAAGAAAAATTTGACAATCTAGAAAAAGATTGGGTTCCTGATTATCATGCTGATCTACGCTGTAGCTGGAGTTATGCAGTTAACTGCATTGACCCTAAAGAGGGTAAAGTTAAAGTCCTTAATCTTAAAAAGAAATTGTTTGAACAAATTCTTACAGCAGCAGAAGATCTTGGTGATCCTACCGATCCAGAAACTGGCTGGGATGTAGTATTTAAACGAGTAAAAACTGGCCCACTAGCATATAATGTAGAATACACACTACAAGTATTACGTTGCAAGCAGCGTGCTCTTAATACTGAGGAACTTGAATTAGCAGAAAAAGCACTGCCTATTGATGAAAAATATCCTCGTGCAAATCCTGATGAAATCAAAGCACTACTCGAAAAACTACAAGCTGGTGTAGAAGAAGAACAGTCTCAAAGCGAACAAGAAGCTGTAAAAGAGCTAGGTTAAACAACAGGCCCGCTAGAGTATTTGCTTTAGCGGGCCATTTTGTCTGGTACAAAATGAACATATTATTCACAGCAGATATACACATAAAACTGGGTCAGAAAAATGTTCCAGTTGAATGGGCTAAAAATAGATTCCAACTATTTATTGAACAGTTCCAAAAAATGCAGCAACATGCTGACCTAGTAGTATTGGGCGGTGATATATTTGACCGGCTACCTACTATGGACGAAGTTGAATTATACTTTGACCTAATTGCTAGTATTGATGTAGAGTGCATTGTCTACCCTGGCAATCATGAAATGCTTAAAAAAGATACTACTTTTTTAACATACTTAAAACGTGCTACTACTAGAATCAATCCGTTAGTAACTATTGTTGATGATTTTTATACTCGGCACAGCATTGACTTTGTGCCCTACAATAAGCTAAAAGAACTGGAAACTACAAAGTATACTTTTGCAGAAAAGATTTTGTGTACTCATGTGCGTGGTGAAATTCCACCACACGTTAAACCAGAAGTTGACCTAGCACTATTTGATCGTTGGCAAAAGGTACTAGCAGGAGATTTACACAGCTATGAGAACTCACAAAGAAATATTATATATCCAGGCAGCCCTTATACTACTAGCTTTCATCGTAGCAGGGTTGATACGGGCGCTGTTTTATTAGAAACAAAAAATTTAACACACGTTTGGATGCCATTTCAACTTCCGCAGCTTATTAAGCAAACTATAGGTGTGCACGACCCTAAACCGCAGACGGCATTTCATCATACAATCTATGAAATTGAAGGTGATTTACACGAACTAGGACAGCTTGAAGACAGCGACTTAATCGACAAAAAGGTAGTTAAACGTGCACAAGAAACTCAGTTAATCCTAGATCCTGAGTTAAGCCTAGGTGAAGAAGTGCGTGAATATCTTACCTATATCCTACAGCTAAACGAAGACGCAGTTGCTGAAACACTAAAAGAATTTTACAACTACTCGGACAAGCTAGAACTATGATAACACTAAAAGAACTGCGCTGGTCTAATGCTTTTAGTTATGGTGAGGGCAACAAAATTGACTTTACTCAGAGCCCGCTTACTCAGCTTGTGGGTAAAAATGGGCATGGCAAAAGCAGCGTTGCACTAATCCTAGAAGAAGTCTTATTCAATAAAAACAGCAAAGGCATTAAAAAAGGCGATATCCTAAATCGTTATATCAAAGACAAACACTATCAAATTGAACTAGTATTTAGCAAAGACGGTTGTGAGTATAGGATTGAAACAAAACGTGGTGCTCAGCAACAGGTAAAGCTGTACCGCGGCCTGGAAGATGTTAGTGGTCATACGGCTACTACTACCTATAAATTAATAGAACAATTAATTGGCATAGATCACAAGACTTTTTCACAAATTGTTTATCAGAGTCATGCAGGTAGTTTGGAGTTTTTAACTAGTGCTGATACTGCTAGAAAAAAGTTTTTAATTGAATTGTTAAATTTAGGCAAATACACCCAGGCTGGAGAAGTATTTAAACTGGCAGCAGCAGAAGTAGGTAAAGACCTTACACAAGCACAAGCTAAGTTAGATACTATTCAACAGTGGATTGGTAAATACAGTAAAACAAGTTTTGAACCAAAAGGTTATGCTCTGGTTTCTATATTAGATGATAGTCTGGTTGCAGAATCAAGTAGATTAGCAACTACAATTCAGGACATTGAAAAAACTAATAAAAAAATTACGCAAAATAATACTTACAAGCAGTTAAAAGACAAAATCAACTTATTACCAGTGCCAGATAAACCTACTGGCGATATTAGTACTGCAATAACTAAAAAAGCAGAGTATGATAAAACCATTCAAGACGCCGGACTTTTCAAAAAGAAAATGGGAGCCCTACATGGTAATTGTCCAACCTGCTTACAAACCATTGATGCAGAAAAAACCAAAAACTTAATCACAGAACAAGACGCTATTATTTTAGTTGCCAAAGCGCAAGGCAAACGAGAAACTGAACGTATTAAACAATACAATGAACAACTTGGGCAGTGGAATACAGCTCAACGTAATCAAGAAGAATGGGAAAAGTACCATCAGCTAATAGATACAGAATTGCCCGAAAGCCTATTAGACGAAGCAATATTACAAAAACAATTAAAAGATTTGCAACAGCAAATAGCAAAAACAAAACAAGATATTGCCAATGCAGAAAAACACAATCAAGAAGTAACCACACATAATAATCGACTAGAGTTGATTAAATCACAAATAGTTGAAATGGAAGTAGAACTTGGTGAATGGACTGCAAAAGCAAAACAATTAACCGCAAAACTAAATACTATTAATACTTTGGTGAAAACTTTTAGTACAACAGGTTTGGTGGCGTATAAGATTGAAAATCTTGTTAAAGACCTAGAGGGCATCAGTAATGAGTATCTAGGCGAACTTAGTGGTGGCAGATTTCAAATTAGTTTTCAAATCAGTGGTAGTGATAAATTAAATGTAATTATTACTGATAATGGAATTGATATTGATATACTTGCGCTTAGCGGCGGTGAACGAGCTAGAGTTAATGTGGCAACACTATTAGCAATTAGAAAACTAATGCAAAGCCTAAGTCAAAGCAGAATAAATCTATTAGTTTTAGATGAAACTATAGAAGCCTTGGATGTGGATGGTAAGGAGAAATTAATTGAAGTCTTACTCAAGGAAGAGTCCCTTAATACTATCCTCGTTAGTCACGGATTTAGCCACCCCTTATTGGAAAAGGTACACGTTGTTAAACGCAACAACATTTCAACAATCGAGGGATAATATGTATAAAATTGAACAAGTAATCAATGCCAAAGCTACTGCGGTTATAGACGGCAGGGAAACAGAGTTGTTTGTAGGTGATCATCTTACTGAAGAACAATTGGCTACGCTAAAAGTTTATGGCGATAAGTTGATCTATAGAATTGATCAAAACTGCACTGGAGAGGTTTGCGGAATTGACATTGAAGCGCACCTATCACAGCCTTCAACAGCTGGGGTTACTAAACCTGCTGTAAAACCTGTAGAGCTACCAGTTACTGAATAATGGTAGACTCTAGGGCTAAAGGCGCTAGAACTGAAACAGTAATCAGGGACCTTCTTCGTAAATACACCCACTTAGGGTGGGAGAGGGTTCCTGGTTCTGGTGCATTAGATGAAAAACATGGATTAAAAGGCGACTTGTATATCCCTAACTATAATAACACATTTTGTGTTGAAGCTAAAGGATATGCAGACGATCATTTAACTAGCGCTGTACTAACATCTAAGTCACCACAATTACTAGAATTTTGGCAACAAACTATTCGTCAGGCTAAGCAGGTAAATAAATTACCACTGTTAACCTTTAAACACGATCGTAGTAAAGTATTTGTAGCGTTTAGTAGTGATTACTGTATACCAGAAAATTATCATCATTTTTATGTATACAGACAACCACATAGCTTTTATGTTGCACTCCTAGAAGACTGGTTGACCGTTGAGCAACCACAATTTGTCACTTGACACAGACCTGAAATTTTAGTATAATATTAGATGAAAAATACTTTAATAAAGCCAACCTTAGACTGGATATATCATGACTTTAAGTCCAATCGTTTTAGGTTTATTATGGAGTTGGTTGCTTGGACTCTTAGTATTGGGTGTGCTGCTATCATGGCTGGAACAGTACCAAACCCTCCACTTGTGGCTCTTTATCCCGCTTGGATTGCTGGTTGTACTATTTATGCCTGGTGTGCTTGGTCTAGGCGTTCATTTGGTATGTTGGCTAACTACCTCTTGCTTGTCTCCATTGACCTATTTGGCTTTACAAGACTACTAATTTTAGGATAATATGAGTAAAACATTTCAACAAGTTACAGAACAAGAAAACAGCTTAATAATCGTAGATGCACTTAACCTAGCATTTCGTTGGAAACACAGCGGTGCTATAAATTTTGCAGAAGATTATAAACGCACTATTGAAAGCCTAAAGAAAAGCTATAAAGCCAAGTGGGTTGTAATTGCAGCAGATCAAGGTTCCAGCAGCTATCGTAAAGCAATTTATCCTGAATACAAGCAAAATCGCAAAGATAAATTTGCAGAACAAACTGATGCAGAAAAAGCAGCTTTTGAGTTATTCTTTGAAGATTATCAAGCAAGTTTAGATCTTATTAGAGATACTACAGATTATCCTGTAATTCAATTTAAACAAACCGAAGCTGACGACATTGCTGCATATATTACTAGTATTCATCACCTATTACCTGTTGATCACATATGGTTAATTTCAAGTGATAAAGACTGGGATTTGTTAATTGGCGATAAGGTAAGTAGATTTAGTTATGTAACCAGAAAAGAAGTTACTGCTAATAACTGGCATACACACTATCAATTTGCACATGATCAGTATATTTCAATAAAATGTTTAATGGGAGATAGCGGTGATAATGTGCTAGGTGTAGAAGGCATTGGCCCAAAACGTGCACAACAATTAGTTGAAGAATACGGTACTGCACTAGATATAGTAGCAGAACTACCTATTCAAAGTAAACTAAAATATATTAAAACACTAAATCAAAATGGTGATAGAATTTTACTCAACTATCAACTTATGGATTTAGTCAGTTTTTGCCAAGACGCACTAGGTGAGAATTGTAAAGAAATAGATGACATTTTAAAAGATTATTGTAAGGATTGATATGGTTAGTACAAGAGCACAAGTAATTACACGTCGTACCTACAACAGGCCCACCAGCGACGACGGCAAACAATTTGAAACCTGGCAAGAAACAGTTGCTAGAGTAATCGACCACCAAGCGTGGTTGTGGGAACGTGCCCTTGGGCGTGAACTAAACGATCAGGAATACGCAGAACTTTATGATCTGGAACAGTTAATGTTAGACAGAAAAGTTTTGATGAGTGGCCGCACACTATGGCTTGGTGGTACTCAAGTAGCTAAAACACGTGAAGCCAGTCAATTTAATTGCAGTTTTACTCATGTAGAAACTGTGTATGATGTAGTCGACGTGCTATGGCTATTGCTACAAGGTTGTGGCGTAGGCTTTAAGCCGGTTGTAGGTACACTTAACGGTTTCTCAAAGCCAATTAAAAATATTCGGACAATTCGTAGCCAGTGTACAGAAAAAGGTGGTAATGAGTATAACACAGAAATTTGGGATGCAGAAACTAAAACTTGGACACTACAAATCGGCGATAGTGCGGAGGCTTGGGCTAAGTCTATTGGCAAGCTATTGGCTGGTAAGTATCCCGCTGATACTTTGGTTTTGGATTTTAGTCAATTACGTCCCGCAGGTGAAAGGTTAAAAGGTTATGGTTGGATTTCTTCAGGTGATACTGCAATTAGTACTGCATATACTGCTATTGCCAATATCCTTAATGGTCGTGCTGATAGCCTACTTACTAGGATGGATATTCTGGACATTGTTAATCATTTGGGGACTATTCTTAGTAGTCGCAGAAGTGCTGAAATCGCTCTTTTCGACTATGGTCAGCCTGAGTGGGAAGAGTTTGCGGTAGCTAAAAAAGACTGGTGGTTGCACAACAATGAACATCGTACGCAAAGCAATAATTCACTAGTGTTCAAGGAAAAACCATTGCGTGAGGACTTGGAGAAAATCTTCAACTTAATGCAGGAAGCTGGTGGTTCAGAGCCAGGATTTATTAATGAAGTAGAAGCGCTACGTCGCGCACCTTGGTTTAAGGGTGCAAATCCTTGTGTAGAAATCCTCTTAGGCAACAAGAGTTTTTGTAACTTAACAGAAACTGACTTAGCTAAATTTAAAGGTGATAATGCTGGACTACACGCTGCTATTCGCCTAGCGGCACGTGCTAACTATCGTCAAACTTGTGTTGACCTGCAAGACGGCATTTTACAAGAAAGTTGGCACCTAAACAACTACTTTTTACGACTATGCGGTGTAGGTTTAACTGGTATTGCAATGCGGCCAGATATGGGTAGTTATGATTATGAATATCTAAAACGTACAGCAACTAGTGCCGCGGTAGGTATGGCGCAAGAGCTGGGATTGCCTAGTCCTAAAAACGTAACTTGCATTAAGCCGTCGGGTACACTAAGCAAGATTATGGATACTACTGAAGGAGTGCATAAGCCCTTAGGCAAGTACATTTTCAATAATGTGCAGTTTTCAAAGCACGATCCAGTTGTAGAAAAAATGCGCGAAGCAAACTACAAAGTTATCAATCATCCCGTTGATGACAGTGGTGTATTAATCACTTTTCCAGTATGCTGGGACGGTGTAGTGTTTGATAAGGTTGAGGGTAAAGAAGTCAACCTGGAAAGTGCTGTTACACAGCTAGAGCGCTATAAACTACTACAAACTTCTTGGAATCAACAAAATACGTCGGTAACTATTAGCTATGATCCTGGGGAGATTAGCGACATTATTAGCTGGTTACTAGACAACTGGGATTGTTATGTAGGTGTTAGTTTTATCTATCGCACAGATCCCACAAAAACAGCTAAAGACTTAGGCTATTTATACTTACCACAAGAAGTGGTAGACGAACGTACTTACAGAGATTATGCAGCTCAATTAGGTCAAGTGGTATTAGATGAAGCTAATAGCTTTGATGAGATTGTAGATGCAGAGTGTGCAACCGGGGCGTGTCCCATTCGTTAATATTAAACTATGAAAACATTTCAATTTGAACTTACAGAAGACGAAGCTAATGTAATTCTTGCAGGACTACAAGAATTACCAGCTAAAGTGTGCAATCCACTTAGTCAAAAGCTGATTGAACAAGCCAAACAGCAAATGCCTGGCCGTACAATTAATCAAAATATTGATGAAAGTGTACAAACCACTGAACAGCTAGGCTAAAAAACAAAAAGCCCCTAAACAGCAATGTTTAGGGGCTTTTTTATTAGTCGTTGTAGGCTAGAATAATCTGCTTACACATTCTGCTGCGTACAATGTCCTCGTCTAGGAATCTAACAATTTCCACTCCAGGAATACCCTGCAGTCTACGAACGCTGTCTTCCAGTCCACTGTCTGGAATGTCTACTTGCCTAGGATCGCCACTAAGAATAATCTTACAACCTTTGCCAATCCTGCTCAACAACATTTTAAACTCAGTTTTAGTTAAGTTTTGTGCTTCGTCTACTAGTACAATTGCATATTCAAAGCTTGAACCACGCATAAAACCTATAGGTCTAGGATCTATATCTTTGCTTTTAACTGCATACTCATAAAACCCACGGCCTAGGGTTTTTGTAAATACTGCGTCAAATGGTTGTAAATAGGGCGCATACTTATCGTCAATTTTGCCTGGTAAAAATCCCATGCCACGACCAGTTTCCACATTAGGTCTGGTTAAAATAATTTTTGAAACTTTGCGGTGAAATAATAATCCAGCTGCGTAACTAGCTGCTACATAGGTTTTACCTGTACCGGCACTACCTATACCAAAAACAATATCATTTTGTTTAATTGCTTCCAAGTAGACGCTTTGAATTTCGTTTAGTGGTTTAATTTCCTTGAAACCATTTTCAACTGGATTTTGATGTTCAAGAAGTAGAGCCTTACGAACCTGCTTACCAGAATTATTAGCCATATATAGCCTTCAAGTAGATTAATGAACAAACTTTGTGTACTTTTCACTGCGTATGTTGATTACGTTTCTTACATGTTCACGGTTAATATCACAAGCACTACGATTACCGTAAAGTGCCGCCTTGGACTTTAAACAAAGTTTCTCCACATTATCAAACCACTGGTTAGGATCACACCACGTAGCTAATTTACAAGCTCTGCGTTCATGATCTACGCCGCCTGCACCGCCGTTGTAGGCAGCATCTGCAAAAGCATATGCGTGATAAGGATCTTTTACGTGCCGATTAAAATACTGATAATTATCTCGCATCATTAAGGTTAATGTACGAATTTGTAAATCTGGTCGATCGTAGACTACTTGCCACGATAATTCTGCTAATTCTTTAGGATACTTATGTTTTAGTTCTGATAGAGCATCAAACCTAATGGTACCATCTGCTTTAAACGCCCGGGTAATCTGTCCAAGTCCTGCACCTTCCTCTCTAGGACTCTTAAGTCTAGACTTAGGATTCCAACAGCGTGGATGCTTTAAGTGTATGCAGGACTCGAGCTCTATTAAACTACCAAGGTATGCAGCTTTGGGTGTGTAGACCAAAGTTTATCTTTTTCTAGTTGAACTGTGGCTAAATGCTCTTGTGCCTGCTGGGGAATATAAGTACTAACTGGTTGTGCATAAACCTGTGAGCCAAATAGCGAGAGTAGGCCATAGATAATTACGCAAAGACCTAAAAAACTCAAACCTGCGCCAGTGGCGGTTTCGCGTGCTTTTTTCAACAGTGATTCCATGTCTGCGTAGTCAAATAAAGCACGACGTGCTAGATGTGCAAACCATACGGCTACAATAGGAGTTGCCAGTTTGGCTAGGAATGGGATAGTCATGTTACCACCATTAGGGTCGCTGATAAAAAGATACAGCATAACAATAATGGTGCCGCCAATCATAAAAACGTTGCGGAAGCGTAAGTGTTCTTTCATGGTTTGTCCAAGTTGGAAAGTTTGCGAATAGCTTCAATGCTAGCCGCTTGTTTAAGTGCACACGTGCCGTATAGTCCAATAACTTGAATATAGTGTTGGGCTATGTTGTCGTATGTAGGATTTTTAGTTAGTGGCGGTAGTAGTTCACAGCCCGTTAATAACTCAGGTTCTACTACCACACGTTTTTGTGTTGCCGCGACTACTGGTGTTTCAGTTGATTTTTTGGAAAAAATTCCACATCCAGTAAGCGCGGCAACAAGGCAAAAGCTGAATATTGTATTGATTTTCATTTTTCGTTGGCTCGCATAATTGCCTCGCCGATACTATCTACAAAACTAGGTGATGGTAAACACTCACCGTTTTTTACAATAGTAACGGGCTCAGTTTTTAACTGTTCAGTAATTGTTACAATTTGACGATTTAATCGTTGTTGCTTTTTATTAGCCAATTGTTGAGTACTAGTTAAACTACTCTCTAACTGCGTAATTTTATCTTGCAGCTCCTGTTCATATTTTTGCTTAGCCTCTACACACTCTAAGTGTGCCTGCTCATATCCACGATTGTAGACTTTGTTATAGGCAAACATACCTAATACGCCTAGGCCTATAACTACGGCAATGGTAATAATTATTTTTATGTCGTTTAACATTATCTGGCTCTGGCATATTTAAATGGTGTTTCTGCAAAAGCTATAAATATGTAAGATGATCCGTTGTTGTTGAACATGGTGTCGCTAGTTTTGATTTTAAATCCATTGGATAAAATGTCAAATCTTGGATAGCCGGACACTTCAGCATTAGATATAGCTGGATACAATTCATTTTGTACAACGTTAATTGGACTGCGTTGTAAATCAAATATACCCCACTGACTGTCGATAGAACCAGTTGCAACTTTAAGCATTACAAAAGCAGGTCTAAAACCACAATAAACAAACGGGCCATCTGCATTGCCATTTCCAGCCCACGATCCAATCCTACTATAACCAGGCACTTCTGCAAAACAATAAGCAACATAGTTACTGGAGCTATTATTACCATACCCGCCACCAATTAGTCCAAATGTTGTGCTATTAGGGCCACTAGACCCCCAATAATTGCTTATAGTTCCCGCAGCAACATTTGTTGTATTTAACATAAGGTATGTGTCTCTACCCAGAGATTCGTGATAAACTAACCAATTTGTACTTGCATTTCTTGCTTTGAGAATAATCATTTTTGGTACAGCACCCAAACCATGTCCAACAGTTTTTTCTGCTGCAGGGTTACCAGTATAAGTTACTATACTAAACCCACTTGTAGTGTTTGCACGAACTTCACTAGTAAGCGAACCGGCAGTATTTGTTACAGTTGTACCACCAGCATTCCAGTTCCAAGCAACATAAGTTGCGTTGTTTACGTTGCTGTTAGTACCTCCTGTTGTGTTCGTACCAAGGGAAAACCCATTGCTATTGAAAGCAGTCACACAGTCTGTGTTTGTTTCCTGTGCGGCGGAATTATCGCTAAACAACTGACTGTTTACGCCCCTGACAGAATCTGTCAAAGTGTTACGCCCCACACCACTTCTAATTTTAATCCAAGTAAAATCAGGCTGGAATCCAATTCCTGTAACTGATTGTGTGTTTGATGTTGGATACCCATTACCAGTATATGTTACAGCATTAAAATACTTGCTGGCCTGTGTAGTACTAGTTGCACCTATTGCGGGTGTGGGTAAGTTTTGTGAGCATAGTGCTTTGAATCCACTAGGCGCGGTGTAGGCAAATGGGCGTTGACCAAAGTTGACAGACTTAACACTATTTAAATAGTAAGTTGTTACTGCAAATACAAAGTTGCCTGACAATCCTGTAAAAGCAGTCCCTTGACTCACGCCATTTTTGTAAAACACCAATGTTCCCGCATCTAAATCAAGAGCAGTACCAATAACGTCACCTGTAGTCCAACTAGCACCATAACTCGGAAAAGAACCACCAGTTGCTTTGTTGCCGCTTGTATAGTAAATATACCCAGAAGAATTGTGGCCAATATAATCCGACATTGCACCTATAGGAGTATTTACATTGTAAATTCCAACCATAGCATCGGCAGTGCCACTAAGAATAACAAATTCAAAGTAGAACTTTCCTGAATTCATTGATATTGTAGAAAAACAATTTGTCCAACTTACTGCGCTATTTACGGCTTGTAAATTTCCATTAGAGAAAGTTGATTGTCCAGTACCTCCAGGCGAAGAGTTAAAAGCCAATGGATTCAGCGTAGCATAATTACCACGAACCTCACCACCTACGCCAGTGTCCACACCATAACTAGTAGGAGAGTCTACTAGGCTATCATTGTCCACTCCAGCGGCAACACTAAAATTATTGGGTGTAAAATTATTACCATTACCAGAATAATCTTTGCCTAAGGTGGTGGCAGTAGTTGCACTATTATCTGAAAAGTTTAAGTAAAATCCATTAGTGCCGTAAGTACCAGTATAACGAACAGGTCGCCACACTCCGGTATTAGGATCCGCTCCACCAAAATTTGTGGGTGTAAGCGCTTGACCGTCTACAAAGTTTATCTCAGTCATGTAGCCATTAAATTCATTTGTAGCACTATTGTTGCCTATTCTATGTTCAACAGTATTATCTACATTGCTATCAAAATTTAATGTTGGGTATGCAGCCGTACCAAATACTGTTACTTGTGTTCCGTTTACATATAATTTAATACGATTTGAACTTGTTGCTTGTGTAGAATCATAGACAAAAACAATATGATACCAAGCAGATGGATCACGAAATACTTGAGTTGTACTTAATTGCCAAGAAAAACCATTGTTATATCTAAACATATAGAAGGTGTTGTCAGTATTAAATCTAATTGTGTCATTATCACCACCGGTTCCTGCAAAAAATAAAACTTGATCATTAGAAAACTCAGTGCGCTTAACCCAACCGCTCCATGTATATGTTCGGCGATTTCCTGCACTACTAGGAGTACGATTCAAATATGTTGTATCCGGCTTATTAAAACGCAAGCTACGAGCAATTTGTTGAACTACACTAATACTAATACTAAAAGCACGTGGGCTGTCCTGCAGTTCCTGATCAATGGCATTTATTGTAAAGTTGTAAGTAGTGTCTACAGTAACACCAGTAACAGTACCAGACAACAATCCGTTACTACTTAAATTTAAACCACTAGGCAATGTGCTGCCACTAGCTAGTGAATAAGTAATATTGCTATTACTAGTAGCTGCAAATTGGATACTAATAGCATTACTAGCTAGGCTTTCAGGCAGTGTGCTGCCAGTAGTCCAAGTTGGTGTAGCGCTAAAAGTAATACCATTAACTCGAATAGCTACCGAACCATCCGTAGCCACTACATACACCACATAAGTACCTGCTGCCGTAGCCGGTAGTTGTGCACGCAGCTCAGTGCTGTTTACAAAACTTACACTGCTAGCACTAGTAGTATTAATTAAAACCTGACTGCCAGTGGTAAAACCGGTACCTATGATTTTAATATAACCACCAGCAGTGCTGACTGCAGTATCGTCTAGTGCAGTATAACTGCTGTCGGTAACCACAATGCTGGTGATTTTGGGTATTGCTGCAGTAGCGTCTACAATACCATAACCAGCAATGGTAGTTGGTTTATTAACCAAGTCTGTAAAACTACCCGTTGTAGCCACAGTAGCTAAGGCTGTAGCACCACGCTGAAGGTTCCAGGTAGTGCCGTCCCACTTCCAGGTTCTGGTGCCATACGTATAGGTCTGATTTAGGGTGGGATTTGCTGGAAAATTCATGTGCTGGTCCTGTTAATTAAGCTGCGGCATTACGAAGTGGAGTAAGATCTTCTGTAGTCCAAAAATCTTTGGCTAACATGATATTTAGATGATCTTTATTGCGTTTAACACAATCTGTCCATTCAGCATCACTCATATATGCAGGTTTACCGTCATTGATCAAGTTAACTGAATCTAGTGCAGCTTTGTAGTGTTGGGCAATCTGCTCTGGGTTGTTTTCAATCATGGTTAGACTCGATTGAGTTGAGATTTGAGGCTCGCAACCTCGGCTGATAATTCTTGTACTGCTTTGATAAGCATTGGTACAAACACGCTGTATTTGACGTTCTTAATTCCTTCGTTGTCAGTTTCAACCAAACCCGGAAAAACTGTTTCTAATTCCTGTGCAATCACACCAATATGTTTTTCATCAGGCTTTGCTTTTAGATTGTAACTGCGAACTTGAACTTGATTTAATGCTGCAAGTTTAGGCGTTGCGTCTACAATGTTTTCTTTTAAAGAAATGTCAGAAATAGACCCATAAGAATTATTTGTATTAACTGCATTGCCAGAGTCTCTAATTACAAATGCTCCAGTGTCATTGCCGTTTCTGGTATCAAATGTATTAAAAGTACTATTAGTTGTGTTTCTATTGCCGCGTACTGAAAAAGCGGTTCCTGCAAAGGATGCACTGTCTGCCCTAATGTACACTACTTTGTCACCCGAACCACCAGCGGAAGCAGGGCTACTAAAATAATGAAATCCTAAGTTTGTCCCGTCTGGGAATCCACCACTTGGCGATGCAGCAAAATATCCGCTACCATTGAACATTCCGCGTGGGTTGCCATCACCGTCTGAGAATACTATGTAGTTAGACGCGGTGCGAATGTCAAGGCTACCTTGATTTCCGTTATACGTTCCAATGACAGTATTTTTAGAACCAGACGTTACATTATACCCAGAATTTGACCCGATAAAAGTATTTCCGGCACCGGAAGTGGCGCTG